ATCTACTACTGTAGCAATATCAGGAAAGACTATTTCTCGTGCCTCGTTATAGGCATCCTTAACATCATCGGGATGAAATGTGGAAAGCTCAAAGTTAACAGAACCTGATTCTGCGGATAAGGCCGCACCTGTTACCACAATTCTATGATTTGAAGCTTGGAAATCAGTAATTCTTCTAATTTTACTGGCATTGTTTCCTGAAGTAATTTGTATAAACCATCGATTATTAAAATAATCATCTACAGGAAATCTATCAGTAACATTGGTACTATCAATATTTTGATTTGTTGTTATATTAGTCGTTGTAGATCCGGTGATAAGGCCAAGCGGTCTTAAAATATCCTGGCGCATTGTAGACCATGCAGTTGTCGGCATACTACACCCCTGCTTTTACTTTTTTAACACCGTTTAAATTCTTCTTGGACAACTCAAGGTTCTGATCTTTAAGTTCCTTGATCATCCTTTCCTGAGCGATGATGATTGCCTCTCGCTTTGCCTCGGGCATCCTTACAAAAAGTTCTGCTATGTCTTGATCTTTGAGCTGTATGTCGTCCATTACGATATCCCCTTTTGTGATAACCAGGCATCTCTTATTGTTTCGTATTCAGAATCTGTTTTGGCTGCTCGTTCACTTGTAAATGCTGTCCCAGCAGCAGTAGCCATACTTTGTTCTAAGTTATCAAAAAATGTTATTTTTCTAGCGTCCATCTCTTTGATGTACGTGAGAAGTTCTGCCGAAGTTAATTCAGTACCTCCTCCCGAACCTATTCCGATTTTTGTTCCATCGGACGGATCATTAAAATATCCTCCATCGGTAATATATGAAGGGATATTTCCGTTATCCAACTGATACCTGATAATTGCCATTATTTATTTGACCTGTATAGAAATTCATTTCTAACCAGCGTATCAATACCTATATGTTTCATAACGTGTTCATATTCTTTTCCAAATATTTCTACGCATTGATCTAAAAACTCATAGAGGTGACTTATATTTGGCATATTGCCGTCTTCATCTATTACTCTCTGGCACTCTGCAACGTATTTATTAATTACATTCTGTGCGGTATGGAGATGAATTCCATACTGCTCTAAATATTCAGCGTTACCCACACTGATAGAACCAAGGTGAAGAGTATCCCTGTGAGCTTGCCTGAATGCCTGTCTTATGTGATGGCGTATCTCGTCCATCTCAGCATCTCTCTCGTCCCATTCTTCAGGAATATTATTGTTTCTTCTTATCTCATCATAGGCTTCTTGAAATACAGCTATCTCTTTTAATGCCCCCTCTAAATACATTACATGACGCTGTTGCTTATGTTCTGCTTCGGCAATCCTAATAAGAGATAGGGCATCTCCTTTTTGTTCCCATTTTTTTACAGTCTCTTTAAATTTAAGAGCCTTAAAGTGTGCGTCTTCTATGGCATGTCTTTTTCTTTCTATCTGTGCAAGGCATTGTCTTAATCTCCTGTATGGAGAATCAGTCATCATTGTCAGCGTCATTAGCTGGTTGGTAGTCTGGGTATTTTTTCTACCAGTAGTTTTGTTTGCCCTGTCTATCTCTACCATGCGTTCAGAAATCTTGGCGATTTTGTCTTTCGTCATAGTAGGAAGATTAGATATTAATTCACCGTCAAATTTTGCTAAGCTGTCCATCCTGACCCCGAAAATTGCACCATTGTTAAGTTTCCCCCTGTGTCCAGAGCGTCACTTAGCGATGCTAAAGTTATATGTTCAATATTTTTATGGACTGTCTGTTGCCATGAACTTCCACTGGTACCATTCGCACCTGCCTGCCCCATCCAATTGACTCTGGTTCCATTACCGGGGCCAGTTTGAGCAAATGATCCAGCCTGCTCACCAAAATCAGCAGCGTTACCAGGTGAGGCTGGATTCATATAGTCAATTGCCTGTACATAATCTCCATCAGAACCACCAAAAGAAACAATACATCTTGCTTCAGAAGAACCAGTTGTGTTTGATCCTCTATTGCGTGCTGCTGTTAAATCACCAACATCATCTGAATTAGCTGTACTGGAAATAGTAAGTCCCGATATAACATTGGTATAAGCACTGCCATTGTAGCTACCTGAGAAATATGCTTTTGTAAGGCTCTGGCACCCTGTGGGGTTTGAACCAGCTTGATCACAGGTACCGTGAGATGATGTATTACCGGTAGAAGCTATTGTTATGTAGTTTGTATTGTCCTGATAGGTGGTACCCCATTTTCCCAACCCGAATATTCCTCTGGTACCATTACTTGCACTACCCATTTCTCTCATATTTTCAGACAAATCACCAAAATCTGCTGCACCACCACCACTGTAAGAAGAGGGGGTAATATAGTGCATATCAGCATAGGAAGAGCCATTGCCCCCACCTAAAACAATCCTGTTGCCATTACTAACATTTGAACCAACAGCGGTAGACGTATTCCAATGGTCAGATAAATCTCCGACATCTGTAGCATCGCCAGTAGACATAACAGAAAGAGAATGCACTATATCTACGGCAGTAGCACCATTTGAATCACCGTAACCACTCATCGCAAAAGATGTATTTCCGTGATATGCCAATTGTGTAACTATACCAAGACCCATCACTGCTTCAATATCACCTGCAGCTACACCCATAATTTTTTCAATGTCACCAGCATCAACTCCCATAAACTTTTCTACATCAGCCATTAAGCCACCTCTACCATTGTGAAGTTAGGTGAAAAGTAAACTGTATTGGCATCTGCTGCCCAGCCAATTACCTGTACAAAGTCACCATCTGTATCTGGGGCAGCACCCTCTGGAACATTCTTTCCACTAGTTTCAGCCTCTGGTAGGTATAATGTTTCTCCAACAGCATAGGTTGGAAAGTTTGTATCGGCACGTAAAAAGCCCTGCAACAGAAAGGTTCCTACAGCATCAGCACTTACATCAGAAACACACATAGCCACACACATTATTTCTGCTGTAACTAATCCTGTACCGCCTGTATTTGCAACTGCTTTCCACATCTTCGTATCAGCGGCTTTTAAGTAAACACATTCACCATCTTCCAAGTCCTCACCTGCTGTAAACTTAGCCGTAATACCTGACCACACCGTATCGGCAGGAGTAGGGTCTAAGAGTAAATCTTTGGCAAGTTCAACCTGATTCTCAAATATAGTATTGCCAGCGATACGGAGTTGGTCTGTACCGTCTTCATCGTATTCAAGGCTTACATCCTGCCCATCACCAAGATAGAGTTTCTGGTCATCACCAACATATATATGGCCCCATTCCAGCGATGTGGTACCTAAAGTTGCACCACTTGCAGCATCTGGAACGATAGAAGTCTCTGCCGTGAATGTATCTGTTCTTATCCCAGATGTTCCATTATCAATTGCACCAAAGTTTGACGAAATAGAACCCGAATCCAATGCACCTGTGGTTAAGATATTGCTATCTCCAGCAGCAGGAGCTGCCGATATATCTGAAAGTACCTCTGAAGTTGATCTACTTTCTAATCCACTAGCTGTAAATCTAGCGTATTCATCGTCTGCTACTGATGCTGAATCAACCTTTACAGCGTTAGTGTTTGAAATACCAAAAGTAACAGATACCGTTGCCGTTCCTGATGAATACGCAACCGACACAGGAGAAGTACCTGCAACAATTACAGCACCCTTGGTACTCGCCGCAGAGTCTGCTATAGATATGGTAGCAGTACCACTACTATAACCTATAGAAGCTGGAGCATTACCAGCAACAATAGCGATACCTTTTGTGCCAGCAGCACTGTCTGCTACCGATAACTGTCCACTTGATGCGGAAATATTTGTCCCCGCAATTCCTGAAACAAAATCAGCAACTGATTCTTTTTTAGATCCATCATCATCAGCATCAATAATGGCTATACTGTCATTTGCTACAGCAACTGTCGCTCCTGTTAACTCGTTAAGATCGAGAGCAAGTGATGGTGTTCCATCAGTTCCTCCACCTGACAATCCATCTCCTGCTGTTACGCCTTCAATATCACCGCCACCAGGCTTAGAACTTCCGGGTAAAAATATGCCAGCCATCTTAGTTCATTCCTGGAACTTTGTTGTAGAACTGGAAGTCGATGGTCGCAGCGTTTGATGCGTTTTCTCTTATGACCTTAAAGGCCGTAACCTCATCTCTCGATCTGAGTGTGATGATGTCGCCTGCTGCCCACTGGGTTCCCTTCGTTGTGGTCGGGGCAGTTCCATCTCGTGTTTCTACAACGCTATTTGTTCTAACGTAGCCTTCTGCATAGTTTGCGGTATCGGGTACCGTTAACGATGTTGCAGAGTCTGTCACTGCATGGGTAACAAGACTATTTGGGATTGCAGCAAAATTATTTTTTGGCATTGTTATTTCCCTGGTTATTAGTATTCATATTACTTTGTGCAAGTAACTTTATTGCTTCAGCCAATTGATTCTCACGTTCTTTTTCTTGTATCTTTTCTTTTTCCTGTCTATCACCATCTATAGAAGCCCATTCACGCCTGTGGCGCTTTTCCATGTGTATCGTCAGGTCATGGTTTGTATTTAAGTTGGCTTTTCTGCACTCAGGAAGTCCCATCTGGGCATAAAGTTCTCTATTGGGATCATCCTTGTGAAGAAGGCATTTAATCTTGCCTACATGAGGCACAATACCTTCTGGTTTTCTAGTACTAAATGCAAAAGTACCATCATCAAATTTTTTCTGGAGCTGTTGTTCAAGCATATTTCTGTTGACAGTACTTCTGTCAGCAGTCCGTACGTTATAGACATAAACCCAGCCAGCACTGCTCAATTCGGTTGCAGTCATAGCCATACCGTTAGAGTTGCCTACTACAGAACCACGCTTTATGTTTCCAGGTTCCTCGGCAACTTCTGCGTCTCTTAACATCTCTTGTACGTTTTGTACGGATTCATTGTTCTCTGCCATCAGGTTCGCTCCTTCTTATAGTTAGGGCCAAATATGCTCTGACCCTTCATCCACTTATTTCTTTCTTCTATGTTGTCCCAAAAGATTTTATTCCAATCTTTTGGTTTAACCTCGGTTTTAGGGGGCGGTGTGAGATTCATATCCTGTGCCATCCGTATCGCCTCATCGACCGTATACATAGCTTCTCCACCACCTTTACCATCGGGAACCCCGCATATAAGCTGGAACTCCTCACCAAACAGACGGGCATCACCGAGGTCTCTTTCTAGTTTTACTCTTCGGTCATTTCTTATAACCGTAATTGTCTGGTATCTTCTGACGCCTCTGGAATCACGAGCCGGTCGGTTAATCTCAGAGAGATACCAACACGGCTCGTGACCCCATATATCTGTTGTGGCTAGTTCAACAAGTGCAGCCATTTAAAGTCCTATGCAGTCCAGTCTCGGAATCCTCTGGCGTAAACGTAGTCAACTTCAAATTCCTTCGCTGCTGCCTCTCTGTTTTCCAACATAAGTACAGCAAAGAAAAGGTCATCTTTATTAACAGCTCCACTAATAGACTCAACCTGCGTCAGTTCCTTATCTGCTGCTAACGACATATCAATTCGCCCATTTGGGCTGATTTCGATTCTGGTTACGATAAATTTGTCGGCAGTGATTGTTTGGCCTGAATTGGTTGTTGTAGTTGCCGTTATAGCAGTCCCTTTTTTATTGGTTCCCGTAACGGCTCCTCCATCACCTGACGCAGCCATAAAGTAATCTGTAGAAGTACCGTCTAAATCAAACTGTAATCCTGCGACTCCGCCTGATCCATTAATACTCATAGTTGCTGTTGCAAACTCAGCAGGCATAACCGGAGTGTCCGTATTTAGGGTTTCCGAAAAACCTGCAAAGATAGCTACATTTAAATCGTCTGCTACCTTGAATCGTGCCTCTGTAACACAACCTCCGTTAGAGGGCTTGAACGGCCCCGCAACCAAGGCTATATTGTCATTGTCTCCGGTATCTGTAAGAAACTGGACTATTCCACCTTCTTCATCAACCACGTTTTGAATAGTTCCTTCATTCACGGAAACCGCAAACCAGCCACCATTCAAATCCATGTCTGCATTAGCAGCCCATGTCACATCTTCATAAGAACCCAAAAAGTCTTGAAAGGCTCTAATTTCTCCGAAATTTCCTCTTGGCATTTTATCCTCCTCAAATAAAAAGATTTATTACCATATTTATTAATTTAACTCGTTGGTGCAGTAGCGTCATTTTGCAATTCATATAGCCAGTTGCCGCTGCTGCGCTCTCCGTAGGCGTACTCGTCATAGTGATACAGAGCTGTTGCTCCGCCGCCTAGTTCAGGCAGTCTCTTGGTCTCTACATACGGAGACCTACCTTCGACTAATACCAGTGCCATTTGCGAGAAGACTCCGCCTTTTGCATCGACTTCTGAGTTAATGGGAATGTTCCCATCCTCATACAATCGGGCGCCTGCAATGGTTCCCCTATACCGGTTCTGATAAGTCTCTGCTGCAACGCCCACAGTTAGTGGTGCGCCTTCACCAGCAGTAGTATCAAGACCTGCATTAATCAGCTCATCATCGATGTCCTTCAGGCAAAAGCCATGATGAACAGCGTGAATCGGAGCGCTTGCAGGAGCTGGCTCAGTTGTGTTTGAGGTTATGTTGTATGCTGCCGCAGCGATTTCACCAGAATTTAAAGGCTGCCCTGCAGTACCTAACGAAGTTGTAGCCCCGTCAAGTGCTGTAATTCCGTCCAGGTCTTTCTTTCTCTCAATAGCGTTCTGTGCAAGTGACCCTGTCTGGGCATATGCGTTGGCGCTAATTCTCAGGGCAACCCTGTCGGTAATGACAGTGTGAACTCCGATAACCGTAGGGGTTATTGAGAACAGCGTGTCTTCCATCTGCTGGGGGTTGTCGAGTTCTGTACTTTCGGTAACGGCCTGAGCTGTTAGTTTCGCCATTGAAACTTCATTCCAGACTGTTCCTGTGTTTTCATCAAGTCTTTGCCGATCTACTAAGTTCGGCATAACACCAGCAAACTCTCTCACAATTCTTGCCGAGGCAATCATCGTGGGAATAGAGTCAGCTAATGAATCAGTTACTGTATTTCCTGCTGCCATTTTTTAATCTCCCAATTAAAAGCGGATACCCTGTCTATGCATGGCTTCCGCTGCCTTTGCTATATCATCTCTTGATACCGTTGAATTCGTATCGCCAAGGCGTGTAAGAAGATTATTTCCTG